GATAACTGCTGCACGAAAAAGCGAAGCCTGTATTAAAGCAATCGGATCTGCAGAAGGTACAGGCAGATTGGTCGGCACTTCTATTGGTGCTAGTGCTGCTCCTTCTCTTTCTTCTATCCCTTACATTGGTTGGGTTGCTGCTGGTTGGGTTGCGATGTTTGGTGGCAATCAAGGAGCAGATATAGGTGGTAACATGGCAGAGGATCTCAATAAAAATTGCTAAAGAATATAGAAAAACTAAATAATTAACGTATTTACATTATTTTAACATGGGCCCAGCACAAATTGCTGCTTTAGAAAACTGTGGTATTCAGGTCGAAGATGCTACAGGAGATATAAAGTTCCGTGAATTTGAAACGTTTGATGTCATTAAACCAGACCCTATAAGGGTTCCACAATCGAACATACAATACGAAGACCCTTTAAAAGAAGCAACTAAATTACCAGATTATAATAAAGTAGGAAATATAATAGATGTATATCTGGCATGGAGAGGAAGCAACTACATGATAAAAATGTTTTTCCCTTCAGTCAAAAAACCTTCACGCAGAGAAGTTCAGGATCAAGTGAGAAAAGTGTATCCTGGTGCTAAACTCTGGAATTACCAAGTATCGGAACATGAACCTGGAGCACCAATCCTCCAAACAACAGGGGGACGATAAAACTAAAGATTTAGAAAAGAAAGTAGAACAATTAAAAAAAGCACTAGACTTACAAAGAAGAACAATAGAACACGATAGAAAACATTTTGGACAAATTTATGAAATGATTTAATTATGAAAGTTGATGACATTTATCTAGGTAATCCTAATTTAAAAAAAGCGAACGTTCCTATAGATTTTACGCAGGAACAATTGTTGGAGTATGTGGCATGTAGGGAAGACCCAGTTTATTTTTCAAGACAGCATGTTAAAATTGTTTCTTTGGATGAAGGTTTAACACCATTTAAACCTTATGATTTCCAAGAGAAGTTAATCAAAAACTTTCATGAAAAAAGATTTAATATATGTAAGATGCCTCGTCAGACGGGTAAGTCTACAACATGTATTTCATATCTATTGCATTATCTACTTTTTAATGATAGTGTAAATATTGGTATTCTTGCTAACAAGGCAGCAACTGCACGGGAATTATTAGGTCGTTTACAAACGGCATATGAGAATGTTCCTAAATGGATGCAACAAGGTGTCTTGTCATGGAACCGTGGATCATTGGAGTTAGAAAATGGATCAAAAATACTGGCAGCATCTACCTCTGCATCTGCAGTTAGAGGTATGTCTTTCAACATTCTTTTTCTGGACGAGTTTGCCTTTGTTCCTAACCATATTGCTGACTCATTCTTTGCCTCAGTATATCCTACTATCACTTCTGGTAAATCAACGAAAGTCATAATGGTTTCTACCCCTCACGGGATGAATCATTTTTATAGGTATTGGCACGACGCAGAAAGAGGAAAGAATGAATATACACCGACTGATGTTCACTGGTCAGAAGTTCCAGGTAGAGATGATAAGTGGAGACAACAAACTATTGCTAACACTTCAGAGCAACAGTTTAAAGTTGAGTTTGAATGTGAGTTCTTAGGATCTGTTGATACTCTTATTGCACCTAGTAAATTAAGAACCTTTGTATATGAAAACCCAATGACATCAAGTGCAGGACTTGATGTATATGAAGAACCAGAAAAAGGTCATGATTATGTTTGTACAGTAGACGTTGCAAGAGGTGTAGAAAAAGATTATTCTGCTTTTGTTATTATAGATATTACTTCATTTCCGCATAAGGTAGTAGCAAAGTATAGGAATAATGATATTAAACCTATGCTATTTCCAAGTATCATATATGAAATAGCAACGAAATATAATCAAGCATTTATTCTTTGTGAAGTAAATGATGTTGGAGATCAGGTAGCAGCAATTATAAATTACGATTTAGAATATGAAAATCTTTTAATGTGTTCTATGAGAGGTAGAGCAGGTCAAGTTGTAGGTCAAGGATTTTCTGGTAAAAAAACACAACTTGGTGTTAAAATGTCCAAGACTGTTAAGAAGGTTGGTTCTCTTAACTTAAAGACTGTTATTGAATCAGATAAATTATTATTCAAAGATTATGAAATATTAAGTGAGTTAACAACATTTATTCAAAAAAATAATTCATTTGAAGCGGAAGATGGATGTAATGACGACCTTGCAATGTGTCTTGTAATATATGCATGGTTAGTTGCACAAGACTATTTTAAAGAACTTACTGATCAAGATGTAAGAAAGAGATTGTATGAAGAACAGAAGAATCAAATAGAACAAGATATGTCTCCTTTTGGTTTTATTTCAGATGGAATGGATGATAATAGTTTTGTTGATGCAGAGGGTGATAGATGGCACACAGATGAGTATGGAGACAAAGGTGGTGGTATGAACTATATGTGGGACTATATGTAAACATCGAAAACAATAAATATTTTCAGAAATACTGAGTATCGGAGTCTAAAGCATGGCGACACCTCAATTATCTCCTGGTGTATTAACGAGAGAGGTTGACCTTACCGTAGGAAGAGCAGAGAATGTACTGGATAACATCGGTGCGATAGCTGGCCCATTTAGGATCGGCCCCGTCGATGAACCAATTGATATTGCTACAGAAGAGGATTTAATCAACGTATATGGTAAACCGTTAGGAACGGATGCCCAATACGAATATTGGATGACAGCAGCATCTTACCTTACTTACGGGGGAGTCTTAAAAGTTTGCCGTACTGACGGAACGAACTTAAATAACGCAAACGCAGGTGTTGGAATAGCATCTACGTCTGCTGGTAACTTAAAAATTAAGAATTACGATGATTACCAGAACAACTGGAAAACATCAACAGAATTTACCTACGGTGCAAAGAATCCTGGTTCTTGGGCAAACGGTTTAAAAGTCTGCTTCATTGACGACTTGGCAGACCAGACTTTAGGTATCACAACTACAAGTCCTGGAGATTACGGTGCTATCGTTGGATATGCTGTAACTGCTGCACTATCGGATGTGGTCATACCTGGTGCTGGTAGTACTGCTGGATTTAGCGGATACCTGAAAGGAATTATAACTGGTGTATCAACGGATGCTACGAACAGTCTTTCTACAGTTGACGTAAAAATTGTATCTAGAGTTTCTAGTGCAGGTACTGAAACTAAAATCGATTATAAGCAGTATACTCAATACGCTTCATTCGATACTTCCGATGCTATCTGGTTTGTAAATAACTCTGGTATTAATACTGGTGCTCCAAACGCAGTGAATACTGCAATAACATTTACACCAACATCAACAGAAGATTGGTATGATAATCAGGTTCTAGGATTAGAGAATTCAGTAGTTTACTGGAAGTCTCTTGCTCCAAGACCACAATCTAACAATTATGTAACCAAGAGAAAGGGTAAAAACGACGGACTGCACATTGCCGTTGTTGATGACTTTGGTACTATTAGTGGAGTTCAAGGTGCTATCCTTGAGAAACATATTAGTCTTTCTAAAGCAGAAGATGCTATCTCTGCAGTAAATTCTCCACAAAAGATATACTACAAACAGTATCTTGCAGATTTTTCAGACAATATCTACGCTGGATATAACGTATCTGCTGCTAAAGATGATTATTGGGGTACAGAACCAATTGCATCTGGTTTCGGAACTGCTTGCGTACCTTTAACAACTGCTCAAGGTTTATGGAGTCAGAAGGCACAAGACACAACATTCTCACTCATAGGAAATAAAACCTATAGTTTCGGTGGTGGTGTTGACTACGGTGCTGGAATTCCTGAAGTTGGACAGAATGGTGGTATGACTGCTACCCTTGGTGATCTTAAGACTTCATATAATAAGTTTGCTAATAAAGATGAGATTCAGGTAGATTACCTAATCATGGGGCCTGGTTTAGGTGCCAGAGATCTTTCTCAAGCAAAGGCAAATAGTCTGTTATCCATTGTTGGAGACAGAAAAGACTGTGTTGCATGTATCGGGCCTCATAGGCAAGACCTTGTTAACGTAACAAATACAACTACACAGACTACTAATCTGATTACATACTTCGCTCCTCTATCATCTTCCTCTTACGGAATATTCGATAGTGGTTACAAGTACACTTATGACAGATTTAACAACGAGTTTAGATACATTCCAACCAATGGAGACGTTGCTGGACTAATGTGTCGCACAAATGTCGTTGCATATCCTTGGTTCTCTCCTGCTGGTCAGCAAAGAGGAATCATAAACAATGCAATTAAACTTGCATATAACCCAACACAAGATCAAAGAGATCAACTGTATCCTAACAGAATTAACGCTATCGTTACAAAACCTGGTACAGGTACACTTCTCTTTGGTGATAAAACAGCACTCGCATATGCATCAGCGTTTGACAGAATTAACGTTCGTCGTTTATTCCTTACAATTGAGCAAGCACTGCAGAAAGCTGCAGAGGCACAACTCTTCGAGTTAAATGATGAGTTAACGAGAGCAAACTTTAGAAACATTGTTGAACCTTATTTGAGAGATGTTGAAGCAAAACGTGGACTCTACGGATTCCTAGTTATTTGCGATACAACAAATAACACTCCTGATATCATTGATAACAATGAATTTAGAGCAGACATTTACTTGAAACCTGCCAAGTCTATCAACTACGTAACACTTACGTTCGTTGCTACTAGAACTGGCGTAAGTTTCGATGAAGTTGCTGGTCGTGTTTAATCAAAAAATTCATCTAAATAACTAACAAGGAGAGAAAACAATTATGGCATCGACCAAACAAAACAGAACAATTTCTGATTTTAAAGGAGCACTGATCGGTGGCGGTGCAAGACCTAATCTGTTTGAGGTAGAGTTAACTACTTTACCTGCAGGTATTGCTTGGAATTCATCCAATTTTTCATATATGTGTAAAGCAGCAACATTACCTGCTTCAAACATAGCGAACATCGATATCCCATTCAGAGGTCGTATTTTTAAAGTTGCTGGAGATAGGACAATTGATCCTTGGACAGTAACCATTATTAATGATGAAAACTTTGATTTAAGGAATGCGATGGAAGAGTGGACAGATCTAATTGCTTCTTTGGAAAGAAACATGGGAGCAACAGATCCAGAGGCCTACATGGTAAATGCTAAAGTTTATCAGTTAGGTAGAGGTTCTACAGCAAACTCTAAATCCAACTCTGGAACTGCAAATAGTGTTCTTAAAGAGTACGAATTCTTTAATATTTTTCCCACAAGTGTGGCGGCTATTGACTTATCTTACGATTCAACCGATACTATAGAAGAGTTTACTGTTGACTTCCAAGTTCAATCTTACAGATTTAACGGGGCTGGCGGTTCTAACGGCTAACTAAATAGTACGTAAGGAAACTATAAATCATGGCAAAATTATTTGGGTTCTCTATAGAGGACTCCGAATCACTATCGAATACTGCGGTATCTCCCATTCCTCCGAATAACGAGGATGGGAGTGACCACTATATGAGTAGTGGTTTTTTTGGTTCTTACGTAGATATTGAAGGTATCTATAGAACTGAATTTGATTTGATTAAAAGGTATCGTGAAATGGCACTTCATCCAGAAGCGGATAGTGCTATTGAAGATATTGTAAATGAAGCAATTGTATCAGATACTAATGATACTCCAGTAGAAATTGAACTTTCTAATCTTAATGCTAGTGATGGTATTAAGAAAAAAATTAGGGATGAATTTAAATTTATTCTTAGTTTATTGGATTTTGATAAAAAAGCACACGAAATCTATAGGAATTGGTATATTGACGGCC